CCATCAACCACATAAGTGATTATCATGGCATCATTAGGACAATCTTTAGTAGATACTTGTTCCCAAGTTCCATTCTCTATCAGTATATCACATCCATATACGGATTTGGAATTTTCTTTTTCTGATGGTGACCATGAGGTCATAGACTGTTCCTCTTCTATTTTAGTGGGAGCATCTCCCAATTGATTTGCCATAATTATGAACGATTTCCCCAAGTAATATCTGGATATGCTTCACCTACAATTTCCTTTGTGATCTTATACTTATCAGAAAGTTTTTTATCCTTACAAAGACAAACAATCTCTGCTTCTAGTGGGTGAAGTCCTTCGAGAATATTAATGAACATCGTTTCACGACGAACACCACTCATGGCATCATTGCCACCCTTAAGGAAGTGGTAGAAGTTCTTAAACTCTCTACGAATTGTAGTGTGTCCGTTTTTATCACTTGAACCCACTGAGAATGAATCAGTCTCATGCATTCTACGAACTTCTTCTGTAATTTTAGTACTCAGAGTTCCATTTGATGATGCCTGATCCTCAAATCCAGAATAAGGAACCTCTCCTTCAGGAAGCATGGAGATTATACTCTCATCAAAGTTCCAAATTAATGTTGCCTTCAAGGAAACGTGTTCATACTTCTTCAGAACTTCAATCTTTTTTGCCTTACTTCTCTGTTTGGAAACAAGATCCAAAACCTCAAATACAAATGGATTCTTTGGAAGTTCCAGTGATACTGCCTTAGTCGTTGTCGTTTTCTTCTTCGTTGTTGTCGTCATAGTTTTCAAAATTAAATGCGATTACTTCATCTGGAATTAGATTTCCTTGCTCATCAAACATTTCAGGATGATATCTCGGTGCCTCTCTATAGTTCATCATGTATTCTCTGGCAGTCCAACCAATCATCAAACCCATCATGAGAAATAAAATAGTCAGAAATGAACCAAATACTAAACTAGTTGCTAACATTTTTCTTACTCCGGAATGTCTTGATAGAAAATTCAAAATGAATATTTACTTTCCATCTTAGAAAGCAAACCATCTTTTCAAACATAATGTGAAATGGTTCTGTTTGCTTTCTCTTACCTCCATTAAGCAAGAATTCAATACCACGATTTCTGTGGTCTTCATTTTTATTTATGTTAAGACTTGATGACTTGTTGTTCTCTGAGGAATTTGATTGTGTCAACACATCCTCCTAATTTTTTATTGTCACATACTACTTGCGGAAAAGTAGAACCCCTACCAAACTTAGCATAGAATTCTTCTCGTGTAAAGTCCTCTTCAAGATTATAAGATACGAACTGTGTTCCTGTCAACTCCAGTACTTGTTTAATCTTATAACAGTGAGGACAATTTTCTTTTGTATATACTTTAAAATTCATATTTTTATTAAGCAAAAAAGTATTTAACCTCTATTATAATATAAAATATTATAAATTTTTATCTTGACCTTTTATTTTCCATCAATATTTAACATAATTAGAAAAATCAATTAGTCCTCCTAATCAAAAAAGAACATGTGCCATAATCGGCAATTTTCCTTACAATCTCCAAAGTATTCTGATGCAGAGTGAATGTTTCCTCCACTAAAAAGAACTAATCTATTAAAAACATTACCAGCAACATCAACTGGTTCGTATGGTGTTCTATCTAGGAAAGTTTTTTGATTGAAGATTTCCATACCTTGTCCAGCATCCCAATCAATTTGAGAATTATGACGAACCTTAGTCTTCTTATGTCTCCACATGGTTGTTCCGCATTCAGGAGGAGCATCTGGAGTTAAGTAAATCATACCTGCCCAGGTTTGATAATCACAATGATAAACCAACTTTTCTCCCGCCCAGTTATGTTGGAATCTACCATTCATGCCATGAGATTCCCATTCAGTAATTTTGATTCCAAGCAAATCTTCAAATGCTTCTTTAGTTCCTGGGATAAAGAACTGTTTGCGAGTTCTTCTACCAATATATCCATCATCATCATGATAATCTTGCTCTAATGCAAACTTTCTCACAGAATCAGGATCTTTATAAAAGTTATCAATAATAATCAATCTCTGAGATTTTCTATATTGATCATTTACAGTTAGAAGTTGTTTCATATTAGAAGCCCATATGCTTACTGCGGACAAAATCTAAATCATAAGTTGTTGTAGAAATTCGTTGATCTTGACCCTCCCAAGGCAAATTAGTAGGGCCACAAATTCTCCAATCTTTACCCCATTTTTCTGTTAGATAATCAATATTTACTGCATTACATGTCTCTAATTTTTCTGCTAGTTCTGGTTCATTCTTCTTAGTTTGACTTCCATGAGTGTAGTATTCGTCCTTTTCACCAAATCCATGATAATACATAGAACTCAATTCCATAACTTTACGAATAGGTCTATGCATAAAACGCATGGCCATATCAGCATCTTCGCAATATGCAGGGTATAAATTTTCATCAAATAAACCAAATTGTTTAATGATATTTTCCTTGATCATAAAAAGATCCCAACTACCGACACCAAAATCTCCTTTATGACCATGAACCATTCCAATCATAGGATCAGATTCTGAAGCACTAACCATTTCCTCAAGGAAACCTGCACCAAAAGAAACATCATCATTACAAATAATCCAATATGGTGCCATCATATAACACTTAATAATTAAGTTCCATGCACCAGAAACACCAAGATTACCTGGAAGGTTAGCAACCTTAACACTTTTTACATACTTATGTTTAAAGGAAGCAAGTTTTGCCAACTCTTCATCAAGTTCACCTCTACCATTGTTATTAACAATGAACAATTCATCAACTGGATAATCAATACTCATAAGTAATCGACTAACCCAGAAGGTACTATTTACAACAGGAACACCAATAACAGGAATAGACATAGTTTTACAGAGAATTTAACATGTAATTTTCAGCTTTCTTAGTTTCACCATCCACGCACATCATTTTTTTGACAATATCATCTTCTATAAGATCGGGATGAATCCACCAATCTTCATATGGTTTATTTTCATTAGGAGAAATATTATCTACAACTAATTTATAACCAAAAGATTCTAGATACTTTCTAGATTTATCTCGGAAAGACTTTGTATCATCACAATAGTAGTCATGTTCATATGTAATAACTGCAAACTTATGAGTTTCGAAAGGCATATTCAAAAGAATCTTATAAGTGACTTCTGGAGGATCACAATCCAACTGAAGGTAGTCAATATTCTCAGGCATATCAAGACCCATCAAAAGTCTTTCGTAATTAACTTTCAATGCATCTTTTAATAAGCAGTTATGCTTTCTTTCATTATTATGTGCTTCAACAAAATTTTCATTAATATCGAGAGCAACACCATTCCAACCAAACTCAGTTTCTAGTAAAGCAGTATTATTTCCATAGAATGAATTTCCTGCACCAATCTCAAGATATGTTCCATTGTTCTTTCCATTAAGCATAGAAAGAACAAACATATCTTGATAAGACTCTGCAAAATTCTTTTGAATTTTCTTAGAATCTTTAAATTTATATCGAAGTTTCTTATATTTTTTATTAGAATACCAATTTAATTTTGGAAGACTATTATTTCCCCCGATAATTCTGTCAAGGTTTTCTATAATAATTTTTCTGTAAACTTCATCAATGTCATCAGTATCCAATAATTCTTGGAGGAGATCTCTAGACTCATCACATAATCCACACCACCAAGCAGATATTGCTTTCTCGAAAAGAATCCCATAAAAACCAGGATAATCAACTTCAGTTCTGAGAGGAACTGGATTCCTATCACAAAATTCTTCTGCAATACAAGCAGTTTGATAGCAGTCCTTCCAACTACCATCTCCTTCATGCCTTTCATAGTATCGAGCAAGAAGAAAATGTGCCTCTGGTCTCTCAGGAAGAACAATCATAGCATTTTGAATCAAACCCTTTACAGTAAATCTTCTCGTACCCTGCTTGTCATAACACATTGAAGCACGAATCAAGCATTCATATTGAAGTAATTTGTTCTCGCTTCTTTCTACTGTTCTCAAATAGTAAGACATTGCTGCAGCAGTTTGTCCTATTCCATCATAGAAAAGTGCTAACTCATAGTTAATCTCGGGATCATCTGGGTCATTAATATAAGTTACCAAAAGATGATTTAGATATTTTGAGTCGTAACTATCTTTTTTATCTTCCATTATTACCTTAGAAACAAATTGATCAGGGGTTATTAGATTCAACCACTCTTTCCTATTTTTAGAAAATTGATTGAAGTTTAGTGCTGCAATATTAAGTTTTTCTTGATATCCTCTTTTAATTACACCACAACCATAGTCTGAGTCAACAACCCACATAGAAAGATCATCTCTCTCTTTCCGGAATTGAACATATGCTTTCCAACAATCACCATTCCATATACCCCCTCGAAAAGGAATTGTTTGATGCTCTTCCTTCTCAGGATTCATGTCATGACAAACAATATATCCCCCATCATTCAAAAAAAGCAAAGAATTTGCAATATCACGATAAACCTGATCTGCATGATGAAGTCCATCAATAAAAATTACATCAAACATTTCTTCATTTAATTCAAAAAAATTATCAGAAGTTTGATGAATAGTTGCGGGGGTAGAAAGTTCTGGATCTACACCCACTTTCATTGGACATTTAATTTCTTTAAAATTTTCTCCAGAAGATACTCCAATCTCCAAATATTTTTCTGCTCCAACTTTATCAATCAAAGATTGGATGATATCAGTTCTTCTCATCAAATTTTCCTTGAATAAAATTTTCAACTACTTCAGGATTTACTCTCAATAAATAAGCAGCATTATCCTGATAACCAAAAGATATTAGTAAATCACCTTTATAATAACACATACCTGTACAAAACTCAATATGAGCATCCATAAAATTAAAATCTTTTGAGAATCCTTGACACTGCCAATTTTCATCCCAAATCATAAACCTATGACGATAGACTGCATCCTTTCTACCAACCTCACTTTGAAATAAATCAACTTCATGAGTCAAAGCAAAATGATGTTTGGAATTAGAATTTAGAGGAATGACTTGTGAACCACCCCTAACACCTCTAAGAATATTGACTATATCACTTAAGTGAGTTGTACAAGAAGTTCCATTAGTAGGATCTACTTTTACAACTTCAGTTGGGTTAGACCATTTAACATAATGCCAAGGCATATCAATGATAGGCATCCAATTTTTTTCGCAGTAAGAATTTGGATCCTTAGGAGGTTCAATACGAACACGGGAAACTTCCCGAACAGAATCTTCTTCAACAATAATCTTAGAAAGTTCCATCCTTCCTTGACCATTTGTCGTAGTATCTCTTCTAACTCCAGAGATATAAAGATCTCCTTCCCAACGGAAAATTCTAGAATCCTCAAGACCAACAAAGTCCCAAAGAGGTTCCTTATCTAACTCGGTTGTATCAATCTTATTATAACGAGAAATATTAAGATCATCGTCCATTTCAAGATAATAATTTGTGGTCCTAAGATGTATGTCATTCTCAGGATGCACGTAGGTCAGAGGACCCCATTGATGTTGAAAAGTCTTTTTTTCTGAATGATAAAAGGTATAATTAACGTGCCTAAGATTCACAATAATCTTACCATTATCATTATAAACAGCAGGATTCATAAGACCCGTGCCGTTTGTCAGATTAAATGGGACGATTAAAGGGTGAATACTGCCGCCATTATCTAAAGCGATTTTTGCAAAATGCATACACTTCAATAAAACATATTTGATATTATACCAAATATATAGATATTTTTCAAGTACCCCTCTTATGGAACCATTTACCAATTCATCGTTGAATTGAAAAAAGGCAGGTATATACAAATCTTTTAGATCTGCTGAGGTGGACTAGCAGTTTCACCACTATCTAAAGTAATTTTCACAAAATTATCCATACATTAATCATAATTAAGTCTCACTTATTTATTATAACATAAGTGTTGACATATTTGCAGTTTGTGTGATTGGAACATTACATAAAAAATTAAGACACTTTATAAAGTGTTAAC